AGGTCGTTGTGCCAATGGTGGTGCTTTTGCGATTCCTTTGAACTATCCACTAAGTTTTCCTGAGAAAACTGACCTTGAGGTTCGTGCAAGTGCAACAACAGCATCAAGTGTTTCTGCTAACTTCAGCGTTGTAATAATCAAGAACCCTGATTAACCATGCCAAGCAAATCACCTGCTCAACATCGTTTGATGGAGGCGGTCGCACATAACCCTGCGTTTGCCAAAAAGACTGGCATCCCTCAAAAAGTCGGCAAAGAATTTGCTAAGGCTGATGAAGGGAAGAAATTCAAAGGAGGCGGCTTGTATGACAACATCAATGCAAAACGTGAAAGAATCGCTGAAGGCTCTGGTGAAAAAATGCGTAAGCCGGGGTCAGCAGGCGCTCCAACGGCTAAAGCCTTCCGAGAGTCAGCCAAAACCGCCAAACTGAAAGAAGGTGGGCCAAGCCTTGCGGTTGGACGGGGTGAAAAATTATCCGTTGAAAAAGGTGCTGGCCTGACGGAAAAGGGCAGAGCCAAATATAATAGGGAGACTGGGTCGCACCTGAAAGCGCCACAGCCTCAAGGCGGTGCCCGGAAAGATTCGTTTTGTGCCCGTATGAGCGGGGTGGTTGAACATTCAAAAGGGGACGCTCCACGCGCTAAAGCATCGCTCAAGCGTTGGGACTGTCCCGGTTGGTAAGGAAATAACATGGCGTTTTCTGGAACCGTTGGCGCAACCGTCATCAATGTGCAGACATTGATTGATCACGGCGCTCGACGCTGTGGAAAACTTGCCGAGGAATTGACCTCAGAGCAGGTTCTGTCAGCCAGACAATCGCTGTATTTCCTGCTCTCAAACCTTGGCAACCGTGGCATCCAGTTTTGGACAATCACGAAAAAGGTCATCGGCGCACAGGTTGACAACTACCTGTACTACCTGCCCAAGGGTACGATTGACCTCTGGAACGTCTTGTATCGCACGATGGATCGTCCGAATGGGGCGTACACCTCTTCTGCTGGCGGCACCGTTGCAAACGTCTATGACGGCGATACGCAGACTATCTGCACCCAGACATCGGCCAACGGCAACATCTCGGTAAACTACGGCGTATCCAACCCAATTTACATTGGGTCAATTGGGATTCTGCCTGCGGCGACCGGGACTTGGTCGATCATTTACGAATACTCAATTGACGGCACGACTTGGTCAACGCTGGTTGATCTGGGCGCGATTGATGTGGTTGACGGCACTTGGGTGTGGACTGACATCACAGCCGGCCAGACGGTGGCGTACTACCGCATCCGAGCCTACGCAGGAACGACGTTGTCGTTGCGTGAGTTGTACTTTGGGAACAACTCGCTTGAGGTGCAGATGTCTTCGCTCAACCGCGACGACTACACCAACTTGCCAAATAAAAATTTTACGGCCAACCAGCCGTATCAGTATTGGTACGACCGCACAATCCCCCTGCCCTCGCTGTACATCTGGCCCACGCCATCGACGGCGTTCGTGCAGATCGTGTGCTGGTATTCTCGCCAGATCGAGGATGTTGGATCGCTGACCGATGAACTTGAGATTCCCCAGCGTTGGTACGAGGCCGTGCAGATGATGCTGGCCCACCGCATGGCTCTTGAGTTGCCACAGGTCGGCATTGACCGTGTTCAGTATCTTGAGAAGATGGCAGACAAGTATCAGAATGATGCAGAAGCCGAAGAGCGTGATCGTTCGCCGATTTACTGGGCACCGAATATTTCGGTGTACACGGCCTGATGCCAATCTTTCTTGACACCACTGGGCTTACGTCCCTTGCCATCGGAGTTTGTGACCGATGCAAGATGAAGCGCACGTTTGTGTCGCTGGGGCCAGACCCCAACTTTCCCGGCTTGCGGGTGTGCGACCAAGGATGCCGGGACAATTTTGACCCGTATCGCCTTGCCGCTCGCAAAACGGAACGTATCAACCTGCGGTTTCCGCGTCCTGACACGCCTATCAATGCTGGTGACAATTATTTGATGACTGGAAGCCAGAACCTTGACGGTTCGAGCCAATTCCAGATTTCGACGGAGGGTAACACCCAAACGCCGACAAATACTGGCAACGAAGACACGATTGCGCCGAATCCGCCCGACAATACGAGTACATAAATGTCAGCACAAGTCACCATTACCCAACTACCAGCGGCAGGTGCCATTACCGGCACGGAGTCGGTGCCGATTGTCCAAAACGGGGTGACGGTTCGGACGACGACTGCGGCAATCTCAGGCTCACCAAGCCAGCCTTACACCTACCTGACGGTCAGCCAGACCCCGCAACTGGCAAACAGCCGCTACGTTGGGGCTACCAACGGGCTAACAATTACTGACGGTGGCGCTCAAGGGCTATTCAATATTTCGACCACCGGCGCTGTTTTGTCGTTGGTCAACTCGGCGACTGGCTTTCAAGTCAAAACCGATTCGATTACGCTTGCCTCAAGGTCGATTGCCGTAGACGGCGTTGGCCTGTCGATTGCCAACGGGTCTGGCGTAGCCGGCAACCCGACGATCAGCCTTGCTGGGCAGGTGTTGAATTTGGCAAATTACAGCGGCAATGGTTTGATGACCATCACCACCGCTGGGGCCATTTCAACAACGACTATCCAAGGCACCACAAGCCAAATTGCCGTGACCAACGGCAACGGCGTGTCTGGCATCCCAACAATTGGGATTGCGTCGAACCCCACCCTGCCCGGATTGGCTGGGGTTGCGTTGCCTGCCGGAAGTTCCGCAGATCGTTCGGTTTCCGCTGTTAACGGCACGTTGCGTTACAACAGCGATTATGGAGTGCTGGAAGCCTATCTAAACGGCGCGTGGACGACTTTGGCCTCCGGGTCAGGGGTAACGTCCATTGCTACCGGAACGGGCCTCACAGGTGGCCCTATAACGTCCACAGGCACCATTTCGATTGCCAACACGGCAGTCACCGCTGGCAGTTATACCGCCGCTAACATCACAGTCAACGCTCAAGGCCAGATTACTGCCGCGAGTAGTAATTCCTCGTTGGTAAGTACGTTCAGCGCAGGAAGTACCGGATTTACACCTTCGTCAGCAACGAGTGGCGCTGTCACGCTTTCAGGCACATTGGTTCCTGCAAACGGGGGAACCGGGGCAACCACGTTGACCGGCTATGTGTACGGCAACGGCACTGGCACGATGACGGCCAGTACGACAATTCCAACCACCGCGTTGAGCGGCACGGTAACGAATGCCCAGTTGGCAAACAGTTCGATTACCCTTGGCACAACCACAATTTCGTTGGGCGGAACGTCGCTTGCGCCGGCTGGCCTGACATCTGTCACGGTTACGCAAGACCCAACAACGGCGCTTCAGTTAGCCACCAAGCAATACGTTGACACTCAGGCTTCAACTGGTCTGGCGTATCACCAGCCAGTGCAAGCCGCTACAACTGCAAGCCTCGCATCAACCACAGGCGGAACGGTTACCTACAACAACGGCACGGCGGGGGTTGGCGCAACAATTACGTTGTCGGTTGCTTTGACGGTTTTGGACGGCTACACAATTGCCAATACAAACCGGCTGTTGATCAAGAACGAAGTCAATCAAGCCTACAACGGTGTTTACACATGGGCAACCGGCGGTACGGTTTTGACCCGTGCTACGGATGCAAACACCTACGGCCCCGGCGTAACTGAACTCAGCGTCAACGATTACTTCTTCACTCAGAACGGTACTGTAAACAAAGGTGTTGCATATGTTTTGAGTTCTCCAACGGGAACAATCACATTTGGCACATCCAACATTGTTTTTTCTGAATTTAGCACCTCGCAGGTGTACACCGGCACATCGCCAATCAACATTTCCGGTACGGTCATTTCGCTGACGACCGTCCCTGCCAACCTTGGCGGTACTGGGCAGTCTTCGTACACCACTGGCGACATTTTGTACGCCTCTGGTTCGACGACGCTGTCCAAATTGACGCTTGGCACCAATGGCTACGTTTTGACCGCAGGTGCGTCTGCGCCAGCGTATGTGGCTCAGTCAACGCTGTCGGTGGGCACTGCAACCAACATTGCAGGCGGCGCGGCAGGCTCTGTGCCGTACAACTCAGCCTCTGGCACTACGACGTTCTTGGCGCTTGGTACGAGCGGGTATGTGCTAACGGCAGGTGCGTCGGCTCCTGCTTATGTTGCCCAGTCAACTTTGACCGCTGGATCGGCTACAAACACCGGCACAACGGCTAGTTCAACGGCGGCGACTCATTACCTTGTTTTTAAGAGTGCAACGTCTGGAAGTCTTCCAGAATTGGTAAACTCGTCAATATCTGTTTATCCATCGACTGGTGC